TTTTCAAGTGATATGGCAATTGGTAGATATGTAGCACAAAGAGCAGGTATCGGTATCAATGCAGGTCGTATTAGAGGTATCAATAGTAGAATAAGAGGTGGTGAAGTACAACACACAGGTGTTATTCCTTTTCTTAAAAAGTTTGAGGCAACTGTTAGATGTTGCACACAAAACGGTGTAAGAGGTGGTTCTGCTACTGTACACTTTCCTATATGGCACCAAGAAATAGAAGATATACTTGTATTAAAAAATAATAAAGGTACGGAAGATAATAGAGTTAGAAAATTAGATTACTCTATACAGATTAGTAAACTATTTTATGAAAGATTTATTAAGAATGAAGATATAACTTTATTCTCTCCTCATAATGCACCAGGTTTATACGAAGCATACGGTATGCCTGAATTTGATGATCTATATTTAAAATATGAGAAAGATAAATCTATACCTAAATCCACAATAGGTGCTCAAGAGTTGTTTATGGATTTACTAAAAGAGAGAGCAGAAACAGGTCGTATCTATATTATGAATATCGATCATTGTAATTCACATAGTAGTTTCAAAGACAAAGTTTATATGTCTAATCTATGTCAAGAGATCACTCTACCCACGACACCTATACAACACATAGATGACAAAGAGGGTGAGATTGCATTGTGTATATTATCTGCCATCAATCTAGGTCTATTATCAGAGATAGATGAACTAGAGGAACTATGTGATCTATCTGTCAGAGCATTAGACGAGATCATAGATTATCAGGAATATCCTGTCGAGGCGGCAAAGATATCTACACAGGCGAGAAGATCATTAGGTATAGGTTATATCGGTCTGGCACACTATCTTGCCAAGAATCAAGTAAGTTATGAACATAAAACGGCAGCAAAACTTGTTGATAAGGTGACAGAGGCGTTTCAATTCTATCTACTAAAGGCAAGTAATAATCTTGCAAAAGAAAAAAGTAAATGTCTATGGTTCGAAAAGACTAAATATAGCGATGGTATACTACCAATAGATACCTATAAAAAAGAATTAGACGATATTGTAAGTAGAAAATATACTTATGATTGGGAGTGGTTAAGAAAAGAGATTAAAGAACACGGATTAAGACACTCAACATTATCGGCACAAATGCCAAGTGAGTCATCTTCCGTTGTATCTAACGCAACGAACGGCGTAGAACCACCAAGAGATTACTTATCAGTTAAGAAGTCTAAAAAAGGTCCTTTGAAACAAATAGTACCTGACTATAATAGACTTAAAAATTTTTATACATTATTGTGGGACATGAAAGGTAATGAAGGTTATATTAACATCATTGCTATAATGCAGAAGTATTTTGACCAGGCAATTAGTGGTAACTGGAGTTATAATCCAGAGAACTACAAAGATGGTGAGGTGCCTCTATCAACTATGGCACAAGATTTATTGACTACATATAAATTAGGTTGGAAGACGGCATATTATCAGAATACATATGACGCTAAAACTGAAATAGATGAACCTGTACATCCTGTCGGTTGGCATGATGGTGTAGAGGAAGAGAAGAAGAAGGAAGATGACGAAGAAAACTGTGACGCCTGTGCGATCTAAAAAATATTTTCACGAAGTTATTGAAGAAGATGAAAAGATATTAGCAATAGGTCTCAAACAAAGTAGATTACACAAAAAAGAACGACTAGAGATGGAGAGAAAAAGAAAAAAAGATGAAAACATTTAATACAAAAAAAGTAGATTGGATGAAACAACCTATGTTCTTTGGTGAAGAACCAAACACGCAGAGATTTGACCAACAGAAATATCCTATTTTTGAGAAGTTGAATCAACAACAACTAGGTTTTTTCTGGCGACCAGAAGAAGTATCTTTACAGAAAGATAGAAACGATTACGCCTCTCTAGGTGTAGAGCAGAAACATATCTTTACATCTAATCTAAAATATCAGACACTATTAGATAGTGTACAAGGTCGTGGTCCATGTTTAGCATTTTTACCTTATTGTAGTTTACCTGAATTAGAATCTATGTTAGTCGCATGGGACTTTAGTGAAACAATACATAGTAGATCATACACTTACATAATGAAGAATGTATATCCTGATCCTACGGAAGTATTAGATACAATCATTGAAACACCAGAGATCATGGCGAGAGCAAAAACTGTTACAGACGCATACGATAAGTTTATAACATATGCAAATAGATATTACCTAACAGGCAAAGGTGATATGAAAGAACTTAAAAGATTATTATATCTTACACTAATCAATGTTAATATACTTGAAGGTATAAGATTCTATGTATCATTTGCTTGTTCGTTTGCCTTTGGTGAATTAAAACTTATGGAAGGTAGTGCAAAGATCATATCTCTAATTGCAAGAGATGAAAATCTACACCTTGCCGTATCGCAGAATATGATTAACAATTATAGAAACAAAGAAAATGATAAGGAGATGTTGAAGGTCATCAAAGAGAATGAGAAAGAAGTATATAAGATGTATGATGACGCAGTACAACAAGAGAAAGATTGGGCGACTTACCTATTTGATAAGGGCTCAATGATAGGTTTAAATGATAAACTATTGAATCAATATGTAGAATACATGGCAAATAGAAGATTGAGATCAATAGGATTAAAGGCAGTTTACGATCAACCAGTCACAAACAATCCACTACCATGGACAAGACACTGGTTGAATAGTCGTGGATTACAGAATGCTCCTCAAGAAACAGAAATCGAAAGTTATGTTGTAGGGGGTATAAAACAAGATGTTGAAAAAGATAGCTTTAAAGGATTTAAACTCTAATGATAGAAGAAAAAAAGACCTGTACAAACTGTGGTGCCTCATATGAGGTGAAGCATGATCTTCCTGAAGAAGATTACATAGAAAGATTTTGTCCTTTCTGTGGTGAGGAGAAAGAAGATAATGATGAGATTAGTCATGTCGAGGATAGATACGAAGATTGGAATTAAGTGATTGAATTTGATTATAAACTAGATTATAAAAACATATTATTTGAACCTAATGATCCTAGATACAGGATAGGTCGTGGCGAACAAGGTGTATTACTTGTCAGACCCTACACAAACGACATCTGTAAACACTGGAAATTTAAGACACCATATATAGCACAACAATCGGCACAAAAGATATTTGATCTATATCTAGATTATAGATGTAATAAAGACTTTGTGGGTATGGATATGTGTAGAAAGTTTTTAGAAATGGGTTTCACTAGGGCAAGAAGATATGCCAATCACAAAGATGGTAAGAAATATAAGGACGGCAAGATACTACCACAAGAGAAAGACGCATTGACAAGTCAAAAGGCGATCTCGGCTAGAATATTTAAGACATATAGAGATTTGTGTACAACAGACGAATACTACATACAGTTGAGAAAGAAATGGAGAGATAATGAGTTGGTCGTATCAAGGCAAACTAGTCAAAGAACTGCCTAAAGATTGTGAGGCATTTGTATATCTGATAACAAATACTACAAATGGCATGATGTATGTAGGTAAGAAGTTAGCAAAATTCAAAACCACGAAGAAACCACTCAAAGGTCGAAAGAATAAGAGAAGAGGCACAAAGGAAAGTGACTGGAAGACCTATTGGGGTTCTTCAGAAAAATTAATCGCTGATGTAGAGAAACACGGCGAAGATAAATTTACTAGAGAAATACTATATTATTGCCCTAGTAGAGGTGTAGCAAGTTACCTAGAAGCAAAGGAACAGTTTGAGAGAAAAGTACTTGAAGTTGACGACTATTATAATGGTATCATCAATGTTCGTATCGGAGGTTCTAAAATTTTGAAAGAATCGCTGAAAAAGATGTTGAAAATTTAATTTGTCTAAATAGAAATAATACGAACCCGAAATTTGATTTGATATCTCAAACTTCACAACACGATTAGGTGATTATGGCTCTGCCGTTAAGAAAATTTATTGTACGATTAAGAATGTGGTATGCCGACATACGAGGCCACCATGGTATGCGTTGGAATTACGAACCTGGAAACCACTATATGCGTGGTAATAAGAACAAAAGAAGAACATAATCACCCAAAAACCCCCCATTTTACTAGTGTTTTTAGAGCTTGACATTTGGCTCATTTTCCTATATACTATCTGTATATTATGAAAAAAAACACTATGAAAAAACAATCAAAGACCTTTAATGTATGTTATTTAAGAGAGTATATGGATCCTGAACATCAAGGAGACTTCTTTTATGCATACGAAACAGTTTACAGAAATGTACCTGAAAAATACAGATCAAAATTCAATGATAAGAATATGAAGATGAAAATTCTTAAATATTGTGACTGGAATTACAAAGATATGGCGACTAACCATACTAATGTCACTAAAATTGAACTGATAGATCAAGATCAATATTACACTACCTACTATGATGTGTTCGGTGAAACAGTTGACGAACATGATAGAAAGAGAATGTTCAACGATTATGGTCAACAATGGGATAGATCATCTTTAAGAAAAGATTTCAACATGAAATTAACTAAATCAAAAGTATTACATTATAATGATAGGAGAGTGAACTAATGAAAAAACTTATATTAATCTGTGCAATCGTGTGGTTTTCTTTAAATGCATTTGCTAATTCAGTAAAGGCAGATGAGAAGATAGAGGCAACAGTAGGTCATGTTATCACACAGGTAATTCAAGGCAATGATATGGATCATGCCGAAGTTATGGGTAATGAATTGGCTGCTCTAATGCATAAATTCTCAATTGAAATGACCCATGTATTATTACAACATATGCCAAATATATTAGATAGTGTATCGGCACAATTAAGACAAGAGTTAGATAAACAATATAAATGTTCTTTACAAGGTGAATATAAAAACAAGGAGTGTATATAATGGAACAATTACCAAAACAGATAGTAGAACAAAAAGTAGATTACGATCCTAATGATAGTGAGGCGTTTCTATACAAATTTACAAACTTACTAAACAAAAAAACTTATATAGGTATTCATAAAGGCAAACCATTTGATGGTTATATGTTTTCTTCCGAGAACGAGGACTTTCATAAAGACTTCATGGATCCTAATGCAGAATTTAAGTATGAGGTTTCACAATATGGTACTTATGAATATATGCAGGCAGTTGAACAGAATATATTGAAAGAAGTTAATGCCAAAGACAATTCTGATTACTACAATAATTCTAATGGTGGTTCTAATATTATTTTACCTAATCAGAATCTAGTTAAACATATAGTCAAATCTATTCAAGATGAAAAGAGTTATGAAGGCGCTCAGGTAGTATATACACCAGTAAAAAATTTACCTAAAAATAGATTGCAGATAAGAGAGTTTACTAGAGATCCTTCTCATATTAAAAAATTAAAAGATAGAATAAATGATAAATCTACTTTAGAACATTTGTTAGTTGTTATATTGAAAGATAGATTATATCGTGGTCAAAGAGGTGATTTAGTTGTCGATGGTAACCATTCTATTGAGGCAGTTGAAGAATCAAAATACGGTAAATCAGGTTCAATACCTACGATTTATTTACAAGAACATAGTCATAATAGTTTACCAGATGATGATGTAGATTTATTAGCGCTTAGGTTCAATCCTAGAGTAGAAAATCCTAGATTACAATCTAGTCACGAAGATATTGCTAGACAAGTTTGTAAATGGAAAGTAAATGGATTAGATACTAACTCAAAAGAAGTACAAGACTTATACCATGACTTTCATTTATCTAAATCTGAAAAGGCAAAAGTAAGTAAGATTGCAAATCAGATGTACATAGACATTACTCCTAACAATGCTACCTGGATTAATTATGGTGCTGGTAAAGAGAAGAAAGATATGCAAAAGATTATAAATCGTGAAGACGCTTCTGTATTTGCCAAGTGTTATTCAACTGCCAAGTATAATGCCTGGTCAGATTTGTATGATATTATATTACATAATAAGAATAATGAACACAAAATTAAAACATACAAAGTATATTTTTATCATGTAAATCAAGAATACAAAGATATATGGATAAAGAAATGGCAATCAAATAATGAATATGTTTTAGATGAGTTATTTAAGAAACATAAAATTAAGAGAGAGTTTATATACTTGGAAGAAAAAAGAAACAAATTGAGTATTCACTAATGTGGGATTTTATATTATTAATAGTGATAATGTTTGGCATTTCTTGGTATTTGGCCAAACTATTCTAATGCTTGACAGGCCAATACATTTGTGTTATACTATATTAAACTAACAAAAGGATTATATTATGGAAATTACTAAAGAACTTATTTTTGAACAGTTTGCCAAACTAAAGACCAAAGATGAAAAAGTCAAATATCTTATAGATTTAAAAGAAGATAAACAGAAAACGCCTCATGTTTTCAGAAATATCAAAATCAGTATCAAACAATTCAACAATCTTATTAGAGAGTGGTCAAGTGTTGTTCCTTTCGGTGCAATGAAAAGAGAGATTGCCGAGAGAGAAGAACGAGAGAAAAGATTAGAAATGCTAAAGAAGAAAGACTAATGCCCTCATTGATCTATACTAAAAATACAAGTGGTGCTATTCGTAGGTTACGAAACAAGAAACCTACAAAAGGTTATCTATCAGCATTATTACAACACATAAAGTTTCTAAAGAGTTTAGGTTTCAAGATTGATTCTAAAGGTAAGATGAAGCGTAGATTTAAAAAACCTGCCCCTTTAGCTCATTCGGTAGAGCAGCTGATTTGTAATCAGCAGGTGGCCTGTTCGAATCAGGCAGGGGGCACCACTACTAAACCTGTTGACAACTGGCGATTGAGAGAATCTAAAAAGTTTACTATCGCCCCAGCATATAACAAGGGTGGTTATCAAGTTATATCAAAAGAGAATATTAAAAACATAGGTAAATGATGAAGAAGATATTATTAATATTGATGTTATTATCGCTGACTAATTGTGCTAGTAATAAATCTAAATCACATATGAGTAGTGTTATAGGTGCAACGGCAGGTTATGGTGTTTGCCATTCTATGTTAAATGCAGGTATAGGATTGACGGCTGCCTGTACAGTTGCTGGTGCGTGGGCAGGATCAAGTTTATTTTATAATGATGATATGAATATACACAAGGCGGTATTTGTAGATACTTTAAATACATCACCAGGTAAAAGAAGTCATGTAACCTGGGGTAGTCAGACCACTGGTAATTGGGGTTCTGTCACTATCAATAGAACTTACCTTGTCAAAGGTGTTAAGTGTAGTGAATATGAATCAGTTGTAAGTATAGATAGACAATGGCCGCTATATGGTATACAAAGAGAGAATGAGTTTGGTGTTGCGTGTCAAATGCCTGACGGAAGATGGTATATACAATGATAGATCCTTTTAGTAATTTTAGAAAATATATGATGTGGACTTTCATATTGATTATATTTTTAATCATATCAGGTATAGCAGTTGCAGGCGAGAAGTCTGAATGGTTGAATGACAATCCTTGTATGATTAAAGTTATCATTACCGAAAAAGAAATTTGTAAAGACAGTATGTGTTTGATTAAACAAACCATAACAGAAAAAGAAGAAGTATTGAAATGTAAAGACGGATATGATGGTCCTAATTATTGGGAACTATTTGCTCAGTTTTACTATTCAGGAATTACGGTACCTGCTTATTGTAGACCGTATGCAAGACCAGATCATCCTTTTAAAACACCAGGGATGTTATGTTTAAGTAAAGATGGTGTTTGGGAGAAACAATAATGTTTAAAATGATAGTACTAGTTGCTGCCATAGTTGTTATTACAACACAATGGAATGACTTTAATGAGATAGTTAATCTTACAAAGATCATTGAGGTAACTGGTGAAGTGATAACGAAAGTGAAGGAGTAAATAAATATATGATGAAGACTATACTAATCGCTTTACTTGCTTTGACTTTGACGAATTGTGCTAGCACAAATTACAAGGTAAAACAAGAGGCGAAAGAAGAAGGAAGAGTGTTGAATCAAGTACCACAATGGTATATTGACGCTAGGATTGACAAAGGATTTGTATTCGATAGGGATGCTGATTTATTTGTTTATGCAGTAGGTCAAGGATCAAGTCCTGATTTACAATTAGCAATTGAAAAGGCAATGATGATTGCCAAGGCTGAACTTGCTGACAAGTTAGAAGGTCAGATGAACAAGAGAACGGACCTATATATTACTGAAATAGGACAAGAGGGTAATAAAGAAGTTGCTTCTAAAATTGAAGAAGTGATCGTCAATGTAGTCAAGGAAACAATGATTCAAGGCTATGAGCAATGGGAGAAGGCAGTTTACGAAACACATAATGGTGAATATAGAGTTTATATTGGCTTGAAGATGGGTGTAGGTAACGCTAACTATCTTGCTGAATATATTGCTGAAAATGCTAATAATGATGTGAATATTGATGAGTTGGCAAAGGCGGCAATAGAAAAAGTAGAAATCGAAAAGGTAGAATAATGACAATAACAATTTACAGTAAACCTAATTGTGTATTTTGTGATAAGGCAAAGGCCTTGGTAAAAGGCCTTGACTTGACCTACGAAGAAAAAATGTTTGGTAAAGACTTCAATACAGTTGAAGAACTTTATGAGGCAGTAGGTAAACAAGTTAGAACTATGCCACAGATAAAGATAGATGGCGAATTGATAGGTGGATATAATCAACTAGTCGAATATTTTGCTGACAAAGGTAAGGTCAATTTTAAAGGCGATAAGATTGTCTGATACAAAACTCACAGAAAAAGAGGTAAGAGAAGAATATAGAAAGCACCGTAAGGACAAAGTGTTTGCACAATGTTGGCCTGCCAACAATGATAGTTTTTATGAGTGGTGTTCTCAATATCTAGATTATCAGCATATAACTAAAAAGAAAAGATAAATAGTCATATGAGAAAATTTCAACAATATATAACAGAAGGTGTCTATGATCCTTCTATATTCAAGGCATTTTTCCTAGCAGGTGGTCCTGGTTCAGGTAAGTCGTGGGTATCAGCGAGAGCATTGTCTGGCATGGGATTGAAGGTAATCAATAGTGACTCTGCTTTTGAAAGTAAATTAAAAAAAGAAAAGATGACACTAAACTTTGCCACACATGACGAAAAACAAATCATCAAAAGAGATAAGATAAGATCACAATCAAAAAGAATTGCAGGTATGCAGTTAAGTATGGCACTTGAAGGTCGTCTAGGATTAATCATAGATAGCACGGCAAGGGATGTCGAGAAGATACAACAACAGGCACAGAATTTAAGATCAATAGGTTATGATATACACATGGTCTTTGTAAACACAAGTTTAGAAGTTGCGTTAGAAAGAAATAAAAATAGACCTAGATCATTACCAGACGCAATAATAATTAATAGTCATAAACAGATACAAAAGAATATGGGCAGACTACAAAGAATATTTGGTGCAAGAAACTTTGTGGTCGTTGATAATAATGAACCTGCCGAGGACGTAAATCCTACGGTACATAAGAGAGTGAGAGGTATGATTGGTAGAGCACCTACTTCATATCAGGCAGTAAGATGGATACACCGAGAACTGGAAAAACGAAAAAGAAAATAGTGGGTAAAGTCATAAAGTTTCCCTTACATAAAGTAAGAAAACCTAAAACTGATTTAGCGACACAACAGAGTAAAGAAAAAGCAAAAGAGATATCAGAAAATATATTCATTGAACAATTAGTCGAGGAGTTTACCCTAGATTTCATTCATGTTCTACAAGAGAACGCCGTTGTAATGAAGAACGAATCTTTTTTGAGAGATTTAGCAGTTGTGATAGAGAGTATTAAGAGTTTGCTTAAAAGAGATTTTAAGAAAAAACACCCATTGCAAACCATAACAGACGCAATTGCCAAGATATCTACATTGCCAAATGGCAAACAGGTCACGGATATGAATTATAACAAGGTTTTCGTGACAAAACCAAAGGTTGACAAATAGCACCGAATGTGTTATAATATAGTATGATTATTGTTGATATAAACCAGATAATGATTTCTAACCTAATGGTTACGATTCATAGAGATAACCTAGAGTTAAGTGAGGACCTAGTCCGTCACATGGTACTAAATAGTTTAAGAGGTCACAACAAGAAGTTTAGAAAAGAATACGGACAGATGGTGATCGCTTGTGATAGTGGTAATGTATGGCGAAGACAGGCATTTCCTAACTACAAGGCAGGCAGAAAAGAGAATAGAGAGAAGTCTGAACACGATTGGACAATGATATTTGATATATTGTCTAAAGTTAAAGATGAGATTAAGACATTTTTACCTTACAAAGTAATAGAGGTAGAATCAGTAGAGGCGGATGATATTATCGCTGTCCTATGTAGAAGAACTAACGAGAAGGTGCTTATACTGTCAGGTGATAAAGACTTTATACAATTACATAATGATAGAATAAAACAGTATAATCCTGTGCTTAATAAATTTGTAGGTCAAGGTGAAAATCCAAGTCTATATATTAGAGAGCATATACTAAAAGGTGATAGAAGCGATGGTATACCAAACGTGCTATCAGACGACAATGTTTTTATTGAAGGTAGAAGACAAAGACCTTTAAGTAAAAAGAAGATAGAGGCATGGTGCAATGAGATCGTACCTACCTTTAACGAAGAACAACAAAAGAACTACGATAGAAATAAACAATTAATTGATTTAAGTTGTATTCCTAATGAGTTAGAAGACAAAATAAATCGTGAGTTTGATAATTTTGAAGTGGCAAGTAGAGATAAAATACTAGGTTACTTTATAAACAAAAAACTTAAAACTTTAATCGAGTCAATAGACGAATTCTAGGCTCGAAAGAACTGTTAAGGAGAAATATAATGGTTATAATTAGAAGAAATCCAGATGGATCAAT